CCGCCTGGTATACCGCTATGGTTTTGGGCGAGCCGGATATCCCCGCCGCCGTTACGGTAACGATGGCGCTGCGGGCCGCTCCCGTGTTGGCCGCTGCGATCATGGTGAAGCTGCCCGGAGTTGTCCCGGAGGCAGCAGAGAGGGTCAGCCAGGTAGAATCAGAGGCAACAGTATAGTCAAACTCGTCCCCGTCCCCGCCATTGGTTACGGCAACGGATGGGCTGGTCTCCCCGGCAGCAGCCGGGATCCAATCAAAGCCTGACGGGTCTATGGTCAAAAGTTGCGACATGCTGGCCTCATCTCTGTTTTATTTTACGATCACTTGAAAGTGCGGGCGGTCTTTATTCATGTCCGGCCCGCCGGGGTTTTTACAGCTATCTTTTAGCTGGCAAGTGGCGCAGTCTTTTTTTAGCTCCACCATTTTATTGAGCAGTTGGCATTTGCGTATCATTGGTATCTCCAGGTGTGGGCGAGGGCCGTTTGAAGACCCCCGCCCGGTTGGGTTATTTCACCAGTTCGCAAAACGGCTTATGCTGTTTGTACTGGGCCTCGGTCAGCTCCCGGATGTCGCCTTTGACGGCGTTGAACTCCGAAGAAGCGCAAAGGAATTTCACCTTGACGGTTCCTCCGGTTTGAATAGGAGCCTCTTTTTCTTTTGCCATGAGCTTGATCTCCTATTTTATCTTTTCTTTTTTGATGAGCGTCCCCCGGACCTTGACGCTATCGGTGGACACGAAGAACCCGGCCACGGGTGCGCCTATAATCCGAAAGCTCTTACAGAAGTCATAGGCGGCATTGTTGGCCCGGTGGCCCAAGTTAACGGCGATGCTTTTGGCAAGCGGCAGTTTGGTTATGATCGTCTTGGCCCCGCTCATGGTGCTGTCCGGTGCATACCAAGTCACCCCGTCGCCCGAGACTTCCAGCTTAAAGCTTATCTGTCCGCTGTCGGTCGTGCCGGTATAGGCGGAATCATAAAGGCACAGCATGTAGTCGGTCAGATTCCCGGCGTAGTCTTCGGCAGCCCCGGTGTTGAACAGCAGGGTGCAGTTGACGGCCGCTTTTACCTTCACTGCGCCGATGTCATATTCTCGGATGCGATAGCTGTTGAAATCCTTGTCCTTCAGGTAGGACGTTCCCCTGGTGATCGTGGCGGAACCGGCGAATACCGAACCGGCCAGGCACAGGACGGTTAATATCAGGATCGATTTTTTCATGTTATTCTCCCGTTTTAAGGATTATGCAGGGCCGGAATTTCACCGGCCCCGCAAGTTAGGTTAGGCTCCGGCCAGGAACCGGCAGCCGGGATATTTTGCCAGGGTGGACAGGTCGGGCGAGTTGCCGCAGAAGTAGTCCTCGATCTTGATCGCGGCCATGCCCTCGTCCCAGAGGTTCCGGGCGGTCCCGGCGTTGTCCTTGACGGTGGCCTGGTCGGTCATCTCGATCTTCTTGATCCCGAAGTTGCCCAGCCAGATGCACTGCTTCAGGTCGGCCAGCAGGGCGAAGGGCAGGCTGGAGGCCGCCTCGGAGTACTTGTTGGCGCAGTGGCTGCCCAGGATTTGCACCGGGGCACCCAGCAGCATCTTGTTGGCCAGGGACAGCCCGTCGCTGATCCCCTGGATTCCGTCGCCGGTCGAAGAGGCCAGGGCCAGGAAGGAGTTCCACCAGACGCTCCGGGCCATGTACCATTTCAGGCTGGAATCGTCCACGTCCTCGATGGCTGCCTGGACGGCTTTGGCCTTCAGCACCATCGCGGCATCGGTGGCCTCCTTGAATGCGCCGGAAGCGGCCAGGGCGATGTAGGTGGAGGCCCCGCTGGAGTTAACGAACAGCCCGCTCATGGGCGTGCCGGTGCCCTCAAACCCCTGCTTGTCGGTGTCCTTGGCGTTGGCGATGGCCAGGCTGCGCAACCCGTGCGCCAGCATGTCCGGACGGGATTCGTCCAGCAGTTCCCGGCTCAGGATGGCCTTGGTGATCCGGCGGTACGGGGTTAACCGCAGGAGGCCGAACGCCAGTTTGGATGCGTTGGCGGCGGTGGATTCTCCCGGATAGGACACGCTGGTCCCTTCCAGGTCGATCACGAAATCGAACTTCCCGTTGCCGGTCGGGGTCGGGACGATGTTGGCATCCCGCATCAGGATGGAGGATTCCATCTGATAGGAGATGATGCTTTCGTTGACGGCGGTCGGCACGGCGTAGCCGCCCTCGCCCGAGGTAGTGGCGTTGTTGACGTTGGCCTTGGCTTCCTTCAGCACATCGTCCGCCCACTTCTGCTGTTCCAGGGACATCCGGGGCGAGGATTTGATCATAATGGCCCGTATGATGTTGGCGTCCTCTGTGGACACCTTCCGGGTCTTGCTCCGCTGTTCCGCCTGCAGCTCCGACACGATCTTCTGCATGGAGCCCACTTTGCCGAACTCCGCCTTGATGTCGGCGATCTGATCGTTCAGGGTCTTGGCGTAATCGGTGGCCTTTTTGGTTTCGTCCTGCATGGCCTGGACTTCGTCCTTGGTGGCCAGCTTCTCATGGGACACGGAAACGACCTTTAACGCCTCCGCCTGGATTTTCTCTTCCAGTTGTTTTTCGGTTAAGCTAAATTCGTTCACTTGGTTCTCCTTGTTTGGTTTTGGTTACTTATTTATTTTGAGATATGGCCCGTTGGCCATGATCTTAAGGAACCGCTGTTCCTCTTTGATTTCTTTTAATGCCCCCGGCCCGTGCTCTGTCAGCTTCTTCAGGATGGTCCTCATGTCCGCCCGTGCATCGCTCTGGCTTTTCATGTTGCCGGTGTGCCAGTTCATGCCCATCAGCACCGGCCCGGCCTCAAACAGCTTCCACTTTTTGAAGTGGGTGCCGTCCCATTCCCAACGTGATTTTCCCATGTCCTTGGGATCCACCGGCTCGATGTCCTCGCCGATAAACTGGATCGAGCTGTCGGTAAAGGCCAGGGCTTTCCGGGCCTGATATGTCATGACCCCGATATTGTCTGGCAGGTCTTTGAGGTATTGACTATTCTGCCAAAGCTGGGCGGTCGTGCCGTCCTTGACGATCTCATAGGATAGTACCTTGGCCAGCGGCAACCCGCCCGTCCAGAACGGGTCGTGGTTCAACAGGGCGATTCCTTTGCCAGACGGCGGCAGGATAATGGAATCCGGGCTTATGTCCATCACGTCATTGATATGGTCCGGCTGGCTGGTGCTGACAATGTGCCACTCGGCCATCAGCTCATCGTTAAACCGGCCGTCACCCTTAAAGCTCTCCGGCTGGGAGCCGATCTGTTTTGTGATCAAGATTTCGGACATGGGGTTTCCTTTCGGTTAAAAGTCGCCTGCTGGCAAAATGGTGCATCGGCAGTTAATGATATCTCCCGGGTCCCCTTCAGGGTCGCCCGGATAATCCAGGGAAGAAGACGCTGAAGTTTGGAATCTCTCTGTCATCTTTATAATCGTGCCGTCCAGGTTGTGGTCATATTCATCATTGGCCCCGCCGCCCCGGACATGTCCGTCCTGCTGGCTTAGCCACTCCTTCATCTCCACCCCGGCGGATTCATAGCCGTCAGATGTCCCCCAGTTGACCCCGCCCAGCGTCATGGTCTCGGCAATCATGCCGGCGCGGGAATCGGAGATTATCAACCCCGTGATCTCTTCTACGAAATCATCAAAGGAAACGGTAACAACGTTGGCCAGCCCCTTGGCCGGGTCGCCTATTGCGTGGCCCTTGACATAATCCGCTACCTTTGCGGCGGTGGTCTTGGTGATCTCTTCGGTGTGCGCTGCGATCATGGCAGCCTTAAACTTCTTGACCCCGGCATCGTTGGCCGGGACATCCCGCTGTATGATATTGGCCGCCCGCTCCCTCCCGCTGTCCACGGCGTTATCCACGTGCTCCGTGACCGCCTTTATCATGTCCTTCTTGGCATCCGCCTGACTGAATATGCTGGCATCTATGGCCGATCCGCTGGCATTAAGGGCCTTGATTTTGTCGGCAATTTGGCCAGCCTGGCGCTTGAACGACCGCAGGACGCTGGCGGTAAATGGCCGCTCGACCGCCCGCATGGTGCTATCAAAAGACTTCCACAACCAGACGCGCTCGTCCGCTGATTTATATGCCCGCTTGACCTCTGCCCGGATTTTTAAAACAATGTTTGCCTTGGCCGGGGCTGGCTCGGGCCTGGCCGCTGGGTCCTGGTACGGCTGGCCAGCGAATGGACTGACAGCCTTTACCGGCTCATTCCCCCAGGCCACCGGGTCTTTGCCGTTCTCTTCCCGGTATTCGTTGGGGAAGGTACACCCGTTCCGCAGCTCCATTTCCTGCCGCTTAAACTTATCTTCGGCAAACTCAAACGGCTTGCGGTCATAGGTCAGCCAGTAATCCGGGCCGCAGAAACGGCGCAGCACCTGCCGGGATATTGACATCTCTTGCACCATCATGCGAGGCTCAAGGCAGCGGTTCTCGGTAAGGAATATCAGGGCCTCCATTACCGCCCGGTTCAAGTCCTTGGCGGTTAATAGCTGATAGGAATATCCAAACACGTTGCAGATCTCATTTAACATGGCTTCCCGGCTTTGCCGGAAGTCCATTTCACGGGGAGATACCGCCTTGTCAATAAGCTTCACCCGTGCCGGCGCCATCTCATAGCCGCCAACAATACCCCGCAGCTTTTTAGTCCATGCCTTAAACTTGTCCATTGCCGCCTGGTCAAGGATCACGTTCTCCTCCGGGCCAAGCAGCCCCTGAAGCCGGGCATCATTTTTAATCAGCTTTGCGCTGTAATCCAGCAACTCGCCGTTGATGTCCACCCCGGCGCTGGCCGCTTCGATGGGTGACATGGGCGCATAGAGGTCTTCCACCCTGGGGTAGTGGATGTACAAAACATCTTCCGGCGGATATCGCTTTTCGTTTATTGTCCAGTAATCCAGCAGGCCCATTGTGCTGATATGATACCGGCAGCGGCTGTAATTCTGCGGCACGATACCCAGCAGAGTGTTACCGGCATAAACCATGACCCCGACAAACGCCCCCCAGGTGTCCAGCGATTTCACGATGGTCTCTTTAAGCGTGCTCTCGTCGCCGTAAGGGTATGGCCGTTCCATCACGCCCATGAGCGCATCGGCCTTGGCGTCTCGTTCAACCGGGGCGTCCCCTTTGTAAATCTTCCATTCCCGGCGTTTGATCTCATTGGCTATGGCCGTCTGCACCGAGTAGACCAGCCCGGCCACCTGGCGCAACTGGCTGGCTGGCATGGTGAACTTGCTGGCCCCGCCCTTGGAACTGATAACAGACATGATGGACTGAATATCGCCCAGCGAATCCATCCCGGTGTCCCATGCTTCCGGCCCCTGGTCGCTGTATACGATCTTCATGCTCTTCTTGCCTATGCCTATATTCCAATTCTTGATCATAAGTAATCCCAACTTGTTTTTTTAGAGATCAATAGTAGTTTAATCAGTGCCATGCTGGTCATGTCCACCTGGTCATCGTTGCTGGAACTTGGGAAGGTTGTCAGTTCGCCCACATACTCATCCAACCAGGGAGCATCGGAGGGGAGGTAGAAGTTGCCGCTTTCGATAAAAGGAACCACCGAACCAAGCCGGGCCTCTTTGTCTCCGCCGATCTCTTCCGGCAACACCGGGATCAACCCAGGGATTTTGTCTTTAAGCAGGCAGATCACCGCCGCCCCGTTTGCCTTGTCTTCTACATACTTCGCCGTTGCTTGTGGCCATTTACTGGTCAGCGCTGCTATGGCCTTCATCTGGTCGCTTGCGTCCATTTTGTCCCGGATCAAATCCAGCAGGTAGACATTGGCCCCCGCCCGGCCCAGCACCCCGCCAACTACAAAGTCATTTTTAACCCCGCCCTTAAAGGTCAAGTCCCAGGACATAACCACTTCATCAAATGCCGGAGTGGTCTTGTAGTATTTAAGCCATGCTGTCTTGACCATCCCGCCCGCACGGGGAGCCGGCCGCTGCTGCAGTTGCCCGGTGGACAGATACGATCCCATTTTCTTTTCAAGGTCTTTGACTGACTGCTCACTGAACCGATCCGGGGCCAGCAGTTCTCCGTCTGCTTTGCGCGGGTCTATAAAGATGCTGGTCTTGCATCGGCGGTCGGCATCAAATCGCATTGGTAACATCAGGTGTTCATACCCGCCAAACTCTGCCAGGGCAAACCCAGTCGGGTCTTGTTCGTGCAGCCTCTGCATTATCAGCAGCTCGCAATCCTTCTCGGGGTCGCTGCCCCTGGTGGCCCAGGTGTTGCGGAGCCATTCGTTGGTGCTGTCTATCTGCACCCGGCTGTTGGCATGGTCAGCATTCAAGGGGTCGTCCAGTATCCTGATGCCAGCCCGGTCGCCCGTTCCCGTACCAACCGATATCGCCGCCCTGAATCCTGTCTTGTCGTTCTCGTACCGGGTCTTCTGGTTCTGGTCGCCGGTCAAGGTGAAGACATGGCCCCATCTCTGTTGATACCATTCGCTGGTTATAAGACGGCGGCTCTTAAGTGCGTCCCTGGTGCTGTACGTTTGAGAGTGACTGCCGGTTAAAAACCGCTCGTGCGGTTTCGCTGTCCATACCCATGACGGCCACATAACGCAAGACAGTATTGACTTGGTGCATCCCGGCGGCACGTTGATGATAAGCCGCTTTATGGTCCCGTCCGATAGCCCCTGGAGATGGTCGCAAATCGCCCGCACGTGCCAGCCGTCCTTGAACTCGGTCTCCGGCTCCAGCACCGGCCATGCCAGCTTTACAAACTCATAAAAAGAGCGCTTTGATAATTCCCTGTCTATGTCCGGGGCCGTTGGTATATTCATTCATTCTTTAATCCTAATTAAAAGCCCTCCACCCCACCGGCTTAAATCCGGGAGGGTAGAGGGCGCAAGTCCCTGGGGAGTTATGTTATATTGCCATGCCTTGTATATGGTTTTTTAAAATAGCATTTACGGCATTTTTTAAAAGATATATTCTGCCATCCTTGCTTTCAATATCGAGTGCCTTACTGATAAATAATACAACTTTTCCTTTTCTGTCCGCCCATAAAAAAGTTACGTCCACTCGTGCCATACTTGAATCTGTTACAATAAGTTCTTCTCCCGGCTTATCCTCATTGACAACGTTGATTTTAAAATCTTCGCT